TTTCTTCCACATTCCTGAGACGTTCTCTTCACAAATCTCATCAATTGCTTGTTGTATAGCAAGAGCCTGGTCAGGCTCCGACAAATCATAAGATACTTTGGCCACCCTGTCTAAAAAGGATGGGGTATTATAACCCATTCGTTGATCGTAAGCATACCATGCATCGAACTCAGTGAATGGATTAAACGGATTGTCAACAGTTGTAAGCACATACTCAGTTGGATTGCTACTCATGGCTACCTCACTCATTGAGAGCTACCTTAAGTGTACTCAATGAGACACCAAGTGCATCAGCCACATCCTGCTGAGTGTACCCATTATCCAACATTCTTTGGGCACGGGCAAACTTAGCAGTTGTCATCTTGGGTGCATGCTTAGGCAAAGCAAGAGTACGGACGGTATCAACATCACTATGGGTAAAGATTTCTTGCAACTTAGAAGGACTAACAGCACCTGCTTGGATAGCATTCCATTCAGGCTGGCTGATGATAATCTTATCTTTCTTGGCACCTGTTCTTTTTCTAGCTTCGTTCAGTGCCATTTGTTTGATCTTCTTGACGTCCTCTGGTTCCATGTGTGGATTAGACTGGCGCTTCTGAGAGACAGTGGCATTTGCTAGGAGCTGGGACTGTCTTTCAAGTGGGGCATTCTTCTTAGCAAGATTAAGCTTTGCGTTTAGAGAAGCCACTTCGTTTCGGTAGGCGGTCTTTGCTGACTCATTAGCTGGGTCAGGCTTAATCGCTACTGCTTCTTTCCTAGCTTGGTTAGCCATAGCCTTAAGCTTGTTGGAATGACTAGCATAGAGGTTTTCCATTGCTGTATTACGAGGCCCAACTAGACTAAAGGCGTCGTCTCTTACAGCCAACTTCTGAACTGTTTGTGTAACCGGCTCCATAACACCGGTCTCTTTACCCTTCTTGAACTGAGGCCGCATACGACCAGTTGGTACATAGACCTTCTTACCTGTAACAGGATCGATTGGACCGCCTTGCTTAGCCTTTCTTAGTTCTCTCTGGGGGATTCTTTCTGTCGAACCCTTTCTACTGATCAGCGTCTGAGCACCAGCCCGCTTTCCACCTTGATACCGTTCTTTCACAGCAAGGATACCGTGATCTTTTTCAGACTGCCGGTAATCAAGCCCATGCTTTTCTGCATCGATGACAACCATGGAATGCTTAATAGCACGAGCAAGTTCATCTGTGTTTGCTCCATGAATCGTCATGTCGGTAATCAAGTTGGAGATCTTGCCCATCTCCTGTCCCTTTTGTACACTGTTCATACGTGGGATCTGAGGATCTCTAATCTTGTAAGTCTGCGGATCAAACCCTTTCAATCCCTCGAGTGGATCGGTAGTCTTTACAGTTCGTCGATTGTTAGGAATAACAAGAACGGTATCACCATCAAAGTCAGCACCCGACAAATGATGTGCAACTTGATGATTAATACCAATCGCATCTTTAGCCGATGTTCCCAACAATTTACGAGCTTCACGATTATTGTTATTCACCGTCAACTGAGGAATCTCAAATGTACCACCATGAGGAAATCGAACAAGCGCTACCTGTTCACCATTTCGCATACTTGGTGCATACACTTCAGTAGGCTTCATCGACGAAACAGGAAGAATAACCTTAGTTGCTTGTCTCGGTAGATTAGCAGCTTTGAGATGAACAGCCGCAGAATCAGTCTGATCTGCAAACTTCAGCAAAAGCTCTTTGCGGACAGTGGGATTTGTAAGAGAGTTGATCTCGTTGAATTCGTTTTGTCGTCGTTCGAAAGTAAGGTCGAGCTGCTGTTTAGCAAGAGATGGATCCTGCTTCGACAACATCTGTGACGAAAGAGTTCGAGACCATCTGTCCCAAGAACCTTCGACACCAGATCCTTCTCTAACACCAACGATGTTCATTGCTGATGTAAGTTTCCCTGTTTTCGGATCAGGAGGTAGCTGACGAACTACAGAACCAAAAGGAAAATCGGGATCCGATTCCATCTCTTTCATTACATCTTTCTTGCGTGGAGAATCACTATGACTTTTACTAGTATTGAACACAAGATCCACGCCGGGAGGAAGATCGTCCTTGTAGACAGCCATGCCCTTGATGTAATGAGTACCATCAATAGCAATTCGGACCTGACCATAATGGTCAGATCCTAGCTCGAGATCCTTCTTCCCAGGACGAACATAAATAACACCGTCTGCCTTACCTCCACCATCTTCTGCATAGTTAACACGCAACCGCTTCGAGCTGATTGAAAGCGGTGGTTGAACTTGAAAGAAGCTGCGGCCGTGATCGTCTGAGTAACCAGCAATTTGCTTAATGTCTTTTCTATTCTGCTGGACATGAGAAAGTGTTGTTCCTGGCGGAGCCAAAACTTTCATGTGTGTGAATTGATCTTGACCGAAGATCTGTCTGATCTGAATATTGTGAACCGCGTAACCTTCTTCTCTTAGTGCAGCGATCGCTGTATCAAGACGAGTTCGAGTAACACCCATCCATGCTTCGACTCCGCGACCAACGTCGATCATACCTTTTTCGTTTACTTGATCTTTAAGAAAGTTGGATGTGGTCTGCAAAGCGTCAGCTTTGTCTTTTTCACCTGGATTGAGAAGAGCTCGAACCGAAGATTCATTACGACCCATTCTCTTTCCAATTTCAACGTTTGACCAACCCTTTTCCTTCAAACGCTGAGCAGTGAGAATATCTTGTTGCTTCTGTTGAGCACGAGCAATCGATCGCGCAGCAGTGAGTTCGTTTCTTGAAATTCCAATACCTTTTGCAATTTGAGTATCGGTCATGCCCTTCTCTCGAAGGCCACCGATGTAATCTAGAAAATCTTTATTGCGCTTATTTTGTGTACTACCAGATCCCCAAGGATAGCGACCAGAACGACGAAGGATGCCGTAATGCGCAAGATGGGCTTCTTCAGTACGAATCACGACTCCTCCTCTAGTCTTCGATGATTGAGCAACTGATCGAATTCTTGGATCTTTTCCATGATAAAGATAATGTCATCTGGATCAGCATCATAAACCATGACCTCGTTATCTTGATAGATGCGCAACTCAATTTTGATCTCGAGAGGATCCTTGTCGTACTCAAGACAAAATAGTGCAGCATAAACTTCGAGTTGATGAACTGAACCTGGGAACACACCTGTTTTTAGATCATGAATTCGAAGCGTGTTGTACCGAAAGCTAATGGTATCAGCAGTGCCAAAACAATTTTCGGAATAGTACAGAACCTGTTCGCATTGCATCTTGTACTTGATAGCATCATTGATGTATAAGCCAACGGTTCCGACTAGCAACGATCTTCTGCCTGCTTGAATTTCTCTTTGCGCATAATCATGTTGCGCGACACCATATGCTCCAGCCTGAGCTGAAGTCCAACGCTCAATCAAACGATGTGGCGTGTAGTGAATCCAATGCCACTGACTAGGACTAAGAAACGCGTGCTCTCCTTGGAGATTCAAATGCCTGTTGAAGCGCACTTAAAACCTCCTCCTCACTTTCCGGGTAAATATAAGCAGCAAACGACATCTCGTTCAGCCTATTGACGTAATAATCTTGGTTAGGCTGCGATGCTGCCATCGGAGAAGTCTTCACTTCTAAGGCTGCCCAATGTCGGTTCCAAAGGATGAGTAAATCAGGAAAACCTTGACGATAGTTGGCATCAGTTTTGAATACTGTACAACCCGGAAACATAGATTCAAGCCTTTTAATTATCTTATTTTGATACTCTCCTTCTGTCATTAGCGCCTCCTTCGCAAAAAAGACGAGGAGTTAGCTTCCTTCTTCTATTAAAGTCTGCGTTTCAGTGACTAACTAATATCTAATCTTAAATTATCACTCCACTATGCCAAACTCCTGATAGGTCGGCCAAACATAAGTACGATTCAAGACTGAAAAAACCAGGTCTTGCTCGAGCAACCCATATCGTTTAAAGCACTCGGTTGAATTTGGGCTTACCTCACCTGTTTTCAAGTCTACCAGTGGATGAAGAATTGGTTGTTCATACGGATGCCTGATCTGTTGGTTGTACTTAACCGCAAACCAGCGTGGTCGCCAGGCTAGGTTTTCAACACGATTGTTATGACGATTACCATCAAGATTGATAGGAGTGTCAAAAGCACCAGAGGGTTGCGGAATAAAAGCTTTCGCCACCAAGAGCGGAACCGATCTGTGTTTTTGGACTCCATCTCGCATCATTCCTACTTGAACTAGGCCATATTGGTTTTCATTCAGTGCCAAGATCCTATAAGAATTGTTAGCGCGGATCCTACCCATATCGCTAACACTGTAATCTGGGAAGTTCTCTATCTGTTTCCAGAGCTCCATATAACTCCAAACTTTAAAAAGCCCTCGGGCAAGCTGCTAAAAGCCCTTGGGGAAGCTGTGGCCAAAAACCCGCCAAAAACGGCCTCGCAAAAACTTTCTATAATCATCAACCTAATATCTATTATTGCCTATATTCTATATATTACTTATTAGGTTCGCGCGTGGGGAAAAGTTTTTAGGAACGTTTTTGGCCACAAGGCCCTTACACGTTTTGGCTTGTTTTAGCCAAATCACTTCAAAACCGTGTGGTCAAATTTGGCCACATTGAAATTTTCCTTCTTTTTCAGGCTCGAAAAGATCGCACCATCGACAACACTTTTGCTTCTCAGGACGAAATAGTACAAATCTATGTAATTCGTATTAATTCTATCTATTCTTCCATGGGCCTGTTCCCAGTTTTTGTACGAGTAGGTCAAAGAATAGAAGACAACCGTGTCCGTTTCGGTGCAATTCCAGCCCTCAGATCCGGCCGCATACTGAACCAGATAAACCCAGCTGTCGGTGTCCGGAATCAGCTCATGTTTGTGTCCGTTCCATTCAGCTACCATTGTAACGTCCTGTAAGCGCCTGAGAGCCATCAATTCATAGTCGAAGTTGTAGAACACCACTATTTTGGGATTCGAGCTTAGAAGCTCTCTGATCGCTTTTACCCTACTTGGATCCTCGTTCACCACTCTGCGCATGACCTGGAACAGCTCGGAAATATCCCGGATCGGACGGTTCTGATAGATGTGCCAACGCTTCTTGATCACGCTATCCAGCAGCTCTTTGTTGTAGGCTACTTCTCTGGTCAGATTGTGGCGAATAGTCAGCTTCTGGTAGGGCATATGGACTTGGATCTGGTTGCGCAGCTTGACTAGCCGTGCTTCCCCCAGATAACGATCAACTTTTGGAAACTTCGCGTAGGGCTTATAGACCACATGCTCGCGCTTAAACGCGGTACGGTTCTTGTAGAAGCCGTTGGCGATGAATACAGGGATATAGTCCAGCCAGGTATCGCCCGGGGTGGCGGAGAGTAGAAGCCAGTGATTGTTCTTGGTGATCTTAAGAAACGACTTGACCCATAATCCGGAGCCAACCACTTTCTGCTCGTCGAAAATAAAGAAAGCGTCATCGACTCCGACGTAGTTACGAATATTTTGCCAGCTATCGACGGTAAGCACACCCGCAATAGTGGCATCTGGTTTCGTACCAATCGCCTGCGCAGCGAACTCCCGATTCCAATCGAGACTGTCACGCTTTTTAGCGGTGGTAATGACATAGATGTCCTTCGGCTGCTCCTTTTCCAGGTAGTAGGCGACTGCGACTCGAGACTTACCAGAGCCGACGCCGCCCCAGAGAATGTTGCCGTTCTGCAACTGGGTTAGCGCCAGCTTCTGGTGAGGTTTAAGGTCCATCTTTCTTTCCGCTCAGAGCTTCGAACGATAACTCAGCTTTTCGTTTATCACCCAGAGATCTTGCTGGAGCCCAGTAGTGAATTGGATGAGCCGACATTGGTAGGAAACAATGTTTACAACGGCCCCCAGGACGTAGATCCCAGGGGCGCAGTGGACGAAAGGAATGTGGGCTAGGTGTACTCGGCATTACGGATGCAGCTTCTTACAGCCAGCATTACAGAGCTTGGCACCCT